ACTGCGCCACGTTCGAGTGCTTCCACGACAGGTCCGTTATGCCAAACAGTTGCCCCATCCACAAGGCGAAAGCCACCAATAAGATCGTCTTCATCAGTTTCAATAGTAATGTTTACACGGATCAGTTCACGTCCCAGTTGAGCACATGCTTGCTCCACAGAGAAGGTCTTGCCGTTACCAGACAGACCAGTGATGAACGTAGGGTAGAAGAGACCAGACTTGATGATCTTCTTCACATCAGCAAAGTTGCCGAAGGGAACATAAGTGTCGTCCTTAAGAGGAACGAGGTTCTGCTCAACTGCTTCCATGACAGCAGGAGCAGCGGCAGGTGCCTCATACTGCTGCTCAAGACGCTCTTGCACAGTCAGGTTCCAAGTGCCACGCTTGACATAGAAGTCACGCAGACGCTTGACGGCAGTGGGATAGGTTACACCAAATTCTACGCAAGCATGACGAACAGCGTCAGCATTGACAGTGGTGCCATAGTGCTCGGAAAGGAAAGCAGTCAGTTGGGCAGTGGTCAGGTCAGACTTGGCAGGCATTGGTCTCTTGTGTTGATGTAGTTAGTATAATGGATGGATGACGGGATGACAGACAGCAGTGGACAGTCCGTCAAGCGACATACTGAACGAAAGAGTTCAGCAGTTTCTTGTTCGTGGACTTGCTGGCCAGCATTTTCTTGAATGCTTTGGTGATCTCACCTTTCTTGGCACCAGACTCAACATCAAACTCTGTGTTGGAAGACAGAGAGTTGTTGGCAATGGCATAGAGAGCGGTGAAAGACTTGGGATCAGGAATGATAGCAGACTTCTCCTTCTTCCACTGCTTCTGCACATCAGCATACTTGGCGCTGTTGCCATAGACAGAGACAAAGTTAGACAGTGAAGATGCACTACCGATACGGAATCCAATGACATTCACACCAGGGTTACGATCACGCAGTTGCTGAATGAAAGTGTTGGTGCCGATGCTATACATATCAGACTTGCTGTAAGTGATACCAGTCTTGCGATCACGGAGGATGCAGCTGTCTACGCGACGAGGACGAACATAGTATTCATCTTTGTAGTCGTTGTAGATCTTGCGACCGTAAGCACTAGTGCAGGACTCACCATCAGTCAAGATGCACAGGTTGACTTTCTGTAGATCACTTTGCTTTTTGAACTTGGGAATGAGATAGTTCATCATGATGATTGCCTCATTCAATGGAGTGCCAGACAATCCAAGACCAGGAGTGGTGTGATAACCAACATAGTGACGGTAAGCATATGCTTCACGGAACAGGTTCCGACACATGCGCTCGTAGTCCTGGGAGTTAGAACGAGAAGACACCATGTTCATCAGGTGGAACTGGTCTTTGTGGAGGAACACTTTGTTCTCTACACAACCCTTGCTCTCAAAGTATTCTTCGTCGTTTTTGTTATCAACAATCTTGTCGATTGCGCGGCGAACAGGATAGTAATCGTTGGTGAAAGCGTAGACCTCAAAGGGGATCTGAACTTTCTTACAGAATGCAGTCATGTTGAGAACTTGCTTGACTGCGGCCAAGATGTCATTTGACATAGAACCAGACCAGTCAAGAAGGAACAGCAATCCATGGTTTTTACCATCAGTGACAGTGGTCACTTTCTTGAAGATGTCTTCAGAATACTTGTAAGTGTGAAGCTTTGAAGTATCAAGAACACCAGTTTTAGATTCGCCAGAACGAGCGTAAGCGTCAGCAGACTTACGACATTCAAACTCCTTAACAAGATAGTTGACCTCCTTCTGTGACTGCTTGCGGAACTCGCGGTAAGCATTATCTACTTCTATGTAGCTGCTTGCATTGTCACTATCGCGTTCTACGAATGTTTTGGAGAACTGATCAATCCAGTCATTGACTTCAGTCCAGTCAGCAACGTAGTCGTCAAGAACCACAGAATCTGGGATCTCGATGTAGGTGCTGTTACCTGCCCAGCGGTCATTGAATCCCTTGGCATTCTCATCGAAAGCACGTTGAGTCTTCGACTGATCATCCATGTGCTCACCGCCTTCGTTCGGACTGCTACCTTGCGGCACAGATTCTCCGCCATCGATGTTTTCGTTTTCAGACTCACGCTTCTGTGCTTCATCCACCATCTCCTCATGAGTCATGCTTTCACCAGCAGCACCTTCAGACTCCTGTTGACGGGACTGCATCTCTTGAGGAGCAGGTTCCTGCTGCTTCTCTTTCTTGCTGTACTCAAAGATATCGACAGCAATCCGCAGTGCCTCTTCAAAGGTCTCACACTCGTCGATGCGAGGGAGGAACTGACGCTCGTCAGTTTCAAAAGGAATCATGGCAGAGGCACCAATCTTGTAGTGCAGATTGATACGGTCGATCAGACTGAAGGTGGTGAGATCTTCATCAACAACCTCAAAGAAATCTTTCTCATGCAGTTCCTTGTAACCACCAGCAAAAGAACGACGGAGACCAGGATACTTGCGCTTCATCAGTTTCTCGATGCGAGCATCCTCAACCACATTGATGAAGTCCATAGGACATTCAGCAACGTTCCTCCAGTCTTCGTTAGGAGTGAACAGAGCGTGTCCTACTTCATGGCCCACCAGCAGATCATAGACAATGTTAGATGCCTTGTCCCAGTTAGGCAGGGTCAGGACGCGAGTGTCCACGTTGAAGGATGCAGTAGAGCAGTTGCGGTGCTCAACAACTAGGTTCTCTGTGGCCAGCAGTCGTGCCAGATTGCCTTTGATTGCTTGGTTGGTCATGGCGTCTCTTGCGTTGATGCATATAGTATATACAAAAAAAGAGGGTCCGAAGACCCCCCTTATGCCGCTTCTTGGATTGTCTCTCGGACGACCGAGTAGTTCTTGACCTTCTCACACATGAGTGTTCTATCGAACTTACCGTCAAGATTTTCTTTATGACTGATGACATACACGTTAGTGTCATCATCAAAGTTACGAAGGATCCATCCCAGTTCACCCGTACCATTCTGATCTAGTGAACCATCAAAGATCTCATCTAGAATGAGGATGTTAGTATCGACACTATTCTTAAGTTTAGCGACAGCACGCCAAGTAAGCAACAGAGCGATATCAATACGAGCTTTCTCTCCTTCAGAGAAGGATTCGTAAGAGAACGTGTCTCTGAATCGGGACTTGATTGTTTCTTCAAAGTTCTCGTCCAGTGCAAAGTTGACATAGAAGTCCATATTCTGAAGGTACTGGTTGATGAGTTTGTTCATCACGGGAAGATATCTCTTGATGATCCTGGTCTTGATTCCATTATCTTTCAAGAGTTGTGACGCTGCGAGAAGTGTGTCACGTTCTTCTTTGATCTCGGAGATCTGCTTCTTCAGTTTCAGGTATTCTTCCTGCAAGTATTTTAACTTCTCGTCCGCTTCTGAAGAATCAGATTTATCATTTCTTAATAATTCAATCTGGTCCATCAGATCTTTGACCTGCATCTGGATACGAGTGATGGTGGAGTTTGCAATGGCAATGTCGGAATTTACTCGGTTGAGTTCCTTACTGGCCTTGACAAACTTCATCTCTTTCTCTTCTTCCTCTTCAATATTACAACGAAGTTCTTCTACTGCTAGCACCAACTCTTTCACATGAGAATTGATGATGCCAGTCTTTTCTTCTTTCAGTTCCTCCGTAATTGATTGACTACATGTAGGACATGTGTCATTCTTTGTGAAAAACTCGTGTTGTTTTTTATGAGTAGAAAACTTGTTTTGCAGTTTTCCACGTAAAGTGTTTAACTTCTTCAGTTTTTGTTGAGAAAACGTATTGTTCTCAACTTCTTCACAATATTTTTTACTTTCAACGTTAAGGTTGTTTACGATATCAACAGTTTTTTCTTCTTCTGCTAACAAAGTAGCGATCGATGTTTGTTTCTCAACAATAGACTCTTCGTTTTTCTGATTGATCTGATCAATAAACTGCTGTTGCATCCGAATCTTTTCTTCGGATAGGTTGGCCTGATAGTCAATGTCCTTCATTTCATCCGTGGACATCTTCACCTTGTCTTTCAGCACTGTGTTCATCACAGAGAAGATCTGAATGTCAAGGATGTCTTCGATGATGTCTCTCCTCTGTGATATGGGGAGACGCATGAAGGGAACGAAGGTACTACTTCCTAGTACCACGATCTGTGTGAACGATTTGTAGTTCATCTTGAGGATGTTAGTCTCAAGTTGCTTCTGATAATCGTTAGTTGTGCTGGCCTGGTCAAGCATCTGACCGTTCTGGTAGATCTCAAAGACACCAGGCTTGATACCACGCACGACTTTGAAGTCGTTCTTTGCAATACTAAACTCGATCTCAACCATGCAATCCTTCTGATTGATGCTATTCACCAGCATCGGTTTGTTGATCTTGCGAAATGGTTTCCCGAAAAGGGAGAAGGTCAGTGCATCTAGAATGGTAGACTTGCCTGCACCATTAGCACCAATAATTAGATTTGTTTTTGAGGCAAGCAAGTCAATTTCGGTGAATACGTTTCCTGTGGACAGGAAGTTTTTCCAACGAAGTTTCTTAAAGACAATCATTCTAGGTCAACTGGCGGGATAATAAAATCATCAACGGTTATTATAGCATACCTGTGGTTCCTTTGCTCACAGGCCGCAATAATAAGTTCCTTCTCTATTTCAACTAACTGTAGTTCTGGTCCCTCTTCATCTTCTATAAGTTGGAGGGCATAACGCTCTGCATCATCTTGATTCTCAAAGATCGGAATAATCTGATCTCCGCTCATACGATCAATAAGAGAGAACACACCTTCAGGTTGTTCAGTAAGAGTCAAGATGTACGTAGCGTCATTCATACCATCTCACAGCTTTCAATATATAGGTTCCTCATGAGTTTCTTGAGTGACGTTTTGTCTACGGCAATCTCTACCTCATCAATATATTCATTGAGAAGAGTGAGAGTATCCTTGACTTCGATGTCAACATCTTCAGTCTCATCCTCATTTACAAGAGTCTCTACAACTTTGATATCATGTACGCCAGCAGCATACAGAGAATCAATCATTGTTTCAAATTTGTAGTAGTCTCTCTTCTCCTCAACAACAACTTTGACAAATGTATCTTTGTACTGGGTGTAGTCTAGAACCATGTCTTTATCTACATCATTGTAGTAGACCTTTTTGAAGATCTCGTATGGATTCTTGACTCTAGTCAGTCTATTTGTCTTGGGTTGCCACAGATGGAATCCTCTCTCATCAGCATAATCGTTCCAGAACATCTGGTAAGGATTGCCAAGGTATGTGATGTTACCCCTGCTTGACTTATGGTGGTAGTGACCAGAGAAGACTTGTTTGAAGTCTTTGTAGATCTTGGGGTCCATACCGTGCTCCATCTTTAGGCCAGGAGTCACTTCAAATCCGTCAAGTTCAAGGTGTCCCATGACGATTTTCGCATCTGTATTTTTGAGATGTTCCAGCGTGTCCGCTTCGTTCTCCCTGTTGATCCAAGGGACAAAACAAACTCTCGTACCCTCAATCCAAACAGTAGTAGCCTCATCATAGACACGTATATTGTCATAGTCACCTAGCAATAGATCGGGAGAATTGATAACGTTCGTGTTCTTGTAGTACACACAGTGGTTACCCAGGATTGTATGAACCGTGACACCCATATCCGCCAGGCGATCAAAGTAGTGAGTACGAACTCGGTTCCAGACATTGAAGTCAATGCCTTTACGGTTGTCAAATGTATCACCCAGGTCGATGATCTCTGTGATTCCTTTCTTCTCTAGCGTAGGGAAGAAGACATCATCATAGAATTTTTGGAAGTAGTTCCAGAATGCCAGACTGCCCTTACGACCATCAAGGTGTTGATCAGTAATAAGTGCTACAGTCATCGGTTCATTCTTGTCTCAATGTTTTCTTTAATACTACCCATGTCAGAGTAAGAAGCATTCATGCCTGCCATGTCACCCTCATAGGTCTCTGTATACATGACTTCTTGGTGGCCTGATCTCTCAAGGATCTTGCTCTTAATTTCTAGTTGACGCTTCTCTTTCTGAATTCTACGGAGGAAAGCATAGTAGATGATCTGGGTGAAATAAGCAAAAGGGTTAGAAGACTTTTCTGGATTGAAGTTATCAATATACTGTAGGCAGTTCTCAATGCCATCACAGATCATGTCCTCACGGAACATGTAGTTGACGAAGTTTGGTTTGTATGATAAGTGTGTAGCAATCTTTAGGAAACACTCTCCAATATAATTTGGTACGAGTGGTTTCGATTTACCTTTCTTTTCGGCAAGCTCGACCTTACGTTTATATTCCACGATTGCTTCGAGGAACTCTTTGTTATTAACGTAGTATTCAGTCTTTGCCTTTGCCATCTAGTTGCTATTTGCTGACAACAGTATAACTCGATTCTGTAATTCTGTCAATAGCTTGACAAGACACCTAAAACCTAATAGAATAACTCTGTAAGGGTTCAAGAGACATACTAGCTTTTATTAAATAGATACTCTAATTTCTTTTTAGTCTCTTCTACAGATCCAATGTAACCCATCTCTCTTGAGAGAGACTTCTTACCATCTGTAGTGTCATCCTCAAGTGCGTTGAGACTTAATACGTAATAGGCCTCTATTCTTTCATCAAGTTCAGAGATAGTTAGAACCTGATTCATTTCAATAATGAACATCTCGTCATAACTAGATGCGACCCATTCCCTTAATGAGAATCCCTCAACAACTTTACCTGATTTCTTTTGAGTCACCTTGTCAACCAGGAGAGGTTTGTCTAACAATAAAGAATCCTCATCTGTCAAGTAGCAAACTTTTGAAATGAGTTCCTCTCCTGAAGCAAGTTTTATGGTTGCATAAAATTCTTCTTCCATGCTTATCTTAAATCTACTTTTATAGTTTCATATTTAAAGTTTTCTTCCTGGTAAATTGCAATCCTCTCATAGAGGTGTTTAAGTGTGTAATTCTCTCGACGACCAGAGATGTCGTCTGCAATATCATAGAGAGTAGCGATGTCTTTCCCTTCTCCCTTCCTCAATACACGACCTATGCTCTGTAGGTTACGTACTCTTGATTTAGAAGGTGATGCGAAGATGATGTTGTGCAGTCTCTTGATATTAATACCAGTGCTGAATGTTCCATAAGAAGCAATGATCACTGCATTGTCTTCTTTTTCTGTAATGATCCTGACGGCCTCACGATCCTCAATGTCAGTGCCACCGTGGACAAAGAATACTTTACGGTCATTACCAACACTGTTATTTATCAGTTCGTAAAGAGGTTCACCATGCTTCTCGACATAGTTGAATAGCACCAGTGTGTTACCACTGATGTCACTGACTAAATTCTTGATGAGGTTGTTTCTCTTTTGATGAGTTACAATGTATTCCATTTCAGAATGGAAGTCTGCAAAGTGCTGATACTCATGCTTACACACCAGGACTTTAATCCTGAAGTTTGATAGATAACCTTTCTTGATAAGATCATCAGTCTTTGTAACTTTCTCACAGGCCCCAAACAATCCTTCTAGCACCCACTTGTGAGTCTTACTTCCGTCAAGCGTTCCAGTAAATCCAAAACGATACTTGGCGTTATGAAGTTTGGTCATGATACCAGTCAGACTCTTTGACTTAAATAGGTGTGCTTCATCACCGATAACACAGTCAATGTCATCGAAGTATCTTTTGGGAAATTTATAGATTGATTGCCAGGTCGAGATGATAACTGGTTTATCAGTATTCTTATCTTTGCCCG